CGAAAATTTAGATGCGTGTGCTGAAGCTCATGTTGACAAGCATATCGTTAAGATGCCACTCGAGGCAGCCCAGCTGCTTTGTACGGCAATTTGGGTGGATTCAGTTATAGGTTTCGTTCCGCGAGCACTTAATAAAGAGGAAACTAGAGAATTAAATTCTCTAAAGTCAAATGTTAAATCTTTGCCAATGGAGGAGAGACCTTTAACCCCTTATCTTCCTATGATGTACAACCACCCGTGCACAATTTGGACTCGATCATCTCTTGATAACTTCGAATGGGTTCACTGTTATGCAAACGCCCTCAACGATGAATATTATTACAGATACGGTAGACAGCATAAATCAGTGGTGGAAGTTATCAACAGATTACCAGAACCCAAAAACATGCCTAGACTTGGAATGACGGAGTTCCTACTAGCCATGCCTGACGAGCTCAAACAGGAGGATAATCCGATTCAGTCTTATAGAGACTATTATCATTTAGACAAAGCAACTTTTGCAAAGTGGTCGCACCGCCCTAAACCCCATTGGTGGAATGAGGACTATGCAGACTATGAAAAAAGGATTACAGCAAAATGAAAGTAACAATTTATGGTAAACCACAATGTCCTTACTGTGATATGGCTAAAAATTTAGCTACCAGTAAAGGAGCTGAGGTAAGATATTTAAGTATGGGAACAGATTATACTGCACAAAGTTTTATGGCAGAGTTTCCTACTGCAAGAACATTTCCCCAAATAATCGTCAATGGCGAGAAAATCGGAGGCTATTCTGCTTTAGTAGAAATGTTATCCAATGAGGAATAATAAATTTAACGAAGACCTTGCTATCAATAAGTTGCAAAACCATATAACAAAAACCTACGACTCTCATTACAGTATGGAGAAGATTCAGTCTACTGAGTTTATATTCGATTCTGGTCATGGAGAAGGTTTCTGTATTGGGAACATAATAAAATATGCACAGAGATATGGTAAGAAAGATGGTAAGAATCTAGACGACTTATTAAAAATTTTACATTATGGAATAATACTACTAGGGAGCGAAATTGATAAAAAGTAAATCTTACGAAAAGTTAACAGATGATAACATTCAAAGAGTAATCAAACTGCTTGAAGGCGATAACCCTGTCACCAAAAAAGAAGCATGTGGAATTCTGAATATTAGGTATAACACGACCAGACTTCAGAAAATTATTGATGACTGGAAGGACACACAGGAGTTCAAAGCTAGAAGAAAGGCAATGAACAAAGGCAAGCCTGCAAGTAGAGATGAAATCAAAACAGTCGCACAGATGTATGTAGAAGGGTACAATGTATCTTCTATCGCAACGTCCATCTACCGATCCCCCGCCTTTGTAAAAAATATCATTGAGAGAATTGGAATACCAATGAAACTCGCTGATACAGATTACGAAGCAAAAAGAAGAGCTATGTTACCAGAACAATGTGTAGCAGACACTTTCCAAGAGGGAGAGGTAGTATGGGCAATTAGAGCAAATTATCCTGCAAAAGTAGTAAAAGAACTACTAGACAAAGAGGGAAAGTCCCACGAAGACACCCTAGGATTTAAGATGTATCTAGTCTATACTATTGAGTGTACTGATTTGAGTGATACTTTCTTCCCGCATTTATCTTTTGCTGGAAGGTACCATACTTATCCTGCTTATGAGCTTGGAAGCTTAAAGCATTTGGAGCAGTATGGAGTTAAATTTATTTAGTATATTAATAGCGTTTTATCTATCGTCAGTATTAATGCTGATGATTAGGTTATGGTGGCCTATACATAATTATATGAGCAGGTCTTACCCTGACCACCCCACAACAAGATGGTGGCCAGTAGTTTTTATTATCCATTTATTAGGATTTATTATTGGCGCACCTTTCCTATGGGGGTGTATTTTAAACGACGAGTTGCAAGATAGGTTCGTAACAAAGTATCTTGTAACAATTATGGAGAGCAAATGAACTATTTATTTACAGCATTAATTAAAAAGTTAGAGGGAGAGGTAGAAGTTGCTAAAGCAAATCTTCTTACTTACCAACGAAACTCAGTAGGTATTGGGGAACACCCCGATATTGTAGAAGCTATGGAAACACAAGTATCAAAAATAGCTGAAGCAGAGGACAAAATAAATGCAATCAAAAAGCATTTTTCATAGGAAGAAGAAAATAGTTCTTGACAACACTCTCAAATTTTATTATAATATTATTATAAATTATGAGTGATAGATTTTATTTACAGATGAGGCAAGCGACAGGGTGGTGTCCCGGCCTGCCAGAATCTTACAAAAACAGGAGAAGAAAAATGTCAACTTGGACAGATGAAACAAAACAAGAAGCTGTTGATATGTATGTTGAGGAAAACCCAACACCAGAGAACAGTATGGAAATAGTTGCAGACATTGCTGAGCAACTAGGACAAACACCAAATGGAGTCAGAATGATTCTAACAAAGGCTGGAGTCTATGTCAAGAAAACCCCTGCAGCTAAGTCTTCAGGTGGTTCAACTGGTGGAACAAGAGTATCAAAAGCTGATGCCCAAGATGCACTTACATCTGCTATTAGTGACGCAGGTCATGAAGTAGATAGTTCTATCATTGAGAAACTTACTGGTAAAGCAGCACAATATTTTGCTGACATTATCAATAAAATAAACGAGTAATTGTTTTATACCCCGACTAGTTTCGGGGTATTTTTGTATCTAAAATATTGACCTTAAGTTAAAAAGAAGAAAATTTTCAACTATTAACTAAGGAGCGATATGAAAAAGAAAGAGTTCATTGAAAAAATGGACAGAGCAGGCGATGCAATAATTACTTACAGAAGTCAAAATAGTCGCAAGTTAAAGTATAATGTTTGCACTATGGACTTCGATAATAAGTATATACAATCGAAAAAGACTAGGGCTAAAGAAGGGCAACATACTGTATTGTGTTTTTGCTGGGATACTGATTCTTATAGAATCCTTGTTCCAGAAAATGTAACAAGTAAAGTACCACTAAACAAGGTGATTAAAAATGAACCTTTATGAAGCGCCAGCAAAATATGAAAAAGTCATTTCGATTAACGAAGATAACTCAGAGCAAGTAAGACTAGTAAT